TACACGTGCCTTAGAATCAAATATTCCTGTAAAAGTAGTAAGCAAAATATTAGGACATGCTAATATTCAAATTACACTTGATACTTATACTCATGTACTACCAGAACTTCAAGAAGAAGCAATGCAAATTATAGCAGATAAATTTTTAAACGTAAGTGCATAAAAATGTGAATTTAATTCTTAACTAAAATAAAAAGTTGACCCAAACCTAAATTATATTTAATTTATTTTATTTACAATTATTACCATTAAAATCCGAATAAATGGCTTAAACACTGACTTTGTTGTATTTAATTATATTGTATTTTATTTGAAATCCGTAACTCATAACCCGAAGGTCGTTGGTTCAAATCCAGCCTCCGCAACCAGTGTGGGTAGTTATAAGGGACTTGAGAGTTTCTTATAACTACTTTTAATAATTTAGGATTTGGCGGATCAGATTTTTTTACAAGCAATCTGCTTTTTTTGTGCATCCAAAAGATCTTTTGTAACTGTCTTTTTCTGGACGGCTCAATTTTGGAATCTGTACTTATCCCATCATCTTGTAATAAATTTCAACTCGTTGTATTATTTCTTCAAAAACTTTCTCTTTATGGTGCACAATAATTTTATCGATAAACTCATGTAAAAATTCTGTTGTCAGCTCTCTGATATTTGAATATTTTCTCACGATTTGCAAGAAACCATCAGCATTTAGTTCATGAGATTTCTCTTCAGCAACGACTTTCTTCATGTGTTTTATTTGTGCTTTGAGTTCAAATTGTTCGTTTTCGTATTTTTCAGATAGTTTCAAAAATCGGTCTTCCGAAAGGTTACCTAGGATTTTCTCTTCGAAGACTTTTTCGCAGAGTGTATCAAGTTCTTTGTCGCGAGCCAACATTTTATTTAGTGCTTCGAGGTTTTTCTTCTGTGTTGCCTGAATTCTCTTGTAGTTTTCGTCAACAACTATTTTTACAAACTCATCTTCAAACTCGGTCGCGAACTGAACAATATTTGAAATATCATTTTTGATTAAGTAATCCAGTACGTCAACTCTGACATGATGTGTCTTTTTACAAAGTCCATTGCCTGCTCGATTATTCTTGCAAGAAAAATAATGATTGTCTGGGTTATCGTGAGTGTATTTGTAATTTAGATTGGCTCCACAATCTGAACACCTCAGAAATCCTGCAAACATATTTTTAGGGATGCATTTTGGTTTTCGGCATTTGGTGTCTCCAAACGATTTTTGAATTTCCTCAAAAAGTTCTCGACTAATTATGGGTTCATGAACATCTTTATGAATCTGCCAGTTTTCACGGTCATTGTCTATTCTGCTTTTAAGTTTAAAAGATTTGCTGTAAGTCTTGAAGTTGACAACATCGCCGACATATGATTGGTTCGTTAAGATTCTTTGTATCATCCCGTGATTCCAGAGATATTCATTCAGAGGAGGTTTAGCAATAGGCTTGCTAACACCCTTCTTTGCTGCGTAAACCGACGGTATATAGACTTTTTGCTTTTTTAGAATCTTAGCAATCTTGTTCATACTTTCGCCTTGTTTTCTAAGCTCGAAGATGTAACGGACTATCTGCGCACCTTCTTCGTCAACAACCCAGCGCTTTTTATCCATTTCATCATACATATAGCCGAGTGGAGGCCTACCTATTGCATAACCCTGACTGTTTTTTATTTTTAGCGTTGACCGCATTTTGCGGCTCATATCTTTTGCATACCATTCGTTCATAATGTTCCTGAACGGTGTAAAATCATCTTCGCCTTTGTCACTGTCAAGGCCATCATTCACAGCAATCAATCGTACGTCATGCATCGGTAGAATAGTTTCAGTGAGCTGTCCAACCTCAATGTAGTTCCTTCCAAGACGCGACATATCTTTTACAATTAATGTTGCCACTTGGTCGGATTCAATCATTTTAAACATCTCTTTGAAACCTTGCCGATTAAATGTAACCCCAGAGACTCCATCATCAATAAAGACTTTCGTGTTTCTAAAGCCATTTTTCTTGGCAAAACTTGTTAATAGCGTCCGCTGGTTTGAAATACTGTTGCTCTCACCTTCTAAATCATCGTCTCGCGATAACCTTAAATATAACGCTGTTATTTTTTCATCATATAAGTTATTGTTTGATTTTTTTGACTGTTTCAATTTGCTTTTCTCCTTTCGTGAACAGCCAAAAACAATGTTTACAATATTATTATACTATATTTGTTTGGCTTGCCCAAGTTTGTAATTTGAAACGTTGATAACTTCTAGCTTTATTAAGTTCTCGATTTTTTCCTTTAATGTTTGGCCTTGCTCTAAAAAATGAGAATTTACTATGTAAGTCGCATTTCCGAGCTTGATTTTTTGTTCTCGGAGAAAATCGATTGTTTCGTATGAATCAACCATTTAAAAGTCTCCTTAGAAATTTATTTTTTTAATATCTCAGCCCACTTTTGGTGGCACACGAATTTCACGTCCTCGAAGTTATCGCGAGGCTACCCCCATTGCTTGTGACGGTTTTTTCACGCTCGAGCTGTGGCTAGGCAGGAGTATCTTTAAATGTTGTTGAGATATTGATATTCGATTGTCAAGGTTCAGGTAGATGAATGGGAAATTATTCCTCCATATATAAAGAGTCTTTTGGGGTGTTTTTTGATACCCTATTTTAGAAAAAATCGTTCGACAAATTCCTCAATCAAATAGATATTTGATTTTTTCTATAACATGATTAAATCTTTTACTTATATTTTTTTGTGCAACACCGTATATCCGTGATAGTTCTCGTTGAGTTCGGCCTTCTTTAACTATGTAGCTGATAAAAATCTGGTCTTCAATAGATAGCCCTTTTACAGCTTCATATAGTTTTTGATTCTCAATCAATTCAATCCAACCAAGCAAAGTTTTCTCTTCCAAATGCTTGTCCATGTTCTCACCAACAGAAAATTGGTCGTATAAAATTTCGTCAAGAGGCGTTTCGTGTTCATTTATTTTTGACTGTTTAATGTTGTCCTTTATGTCCATATTTTTTATCACTTTATAAAAGTAAGCCAATTCATTTTTTATATTATCTCTGCGTCTACTCATCTTAAACCTCCGAATTATTTGAATCTTTGAAATAATTCGAAAGCCTATGGATAGCGTATTTTATACCACTGCACGCGCGTAACTTCCCGCCTCTTTT